ATTTACCAAATCGCTCCCCACTAATATCTTTTCTATGGTTCGGCATATTTAACAGTGCGCTGCTCTGTCCGCTGCCTCTGCGCGTTTGCCAGGGTTAAATTTATTTATTTCCGCAAGGTAGCCAGTGATGATTTTTACAACACGGATATTTCTACCGCCACACTTCGGACATTCGCCCTCGAAAGTACCAGTGTAGCCACAGTCATTGCAGTAGTCATTCTCAAAGTTGATACCGCCATACACCACTCCGCTATGGTTAATCTTACGGAGTAAAGCGAGTACGCCAGTAGGGTTAAACTTTGGACTGGATGGGGCTTCAATGTAGAAAATCGCACCTGCATTGCAAAGCAAATGATATGGTGCTTCGATGTCCATTTTGTGCTTCATATCACAGTGATAGCTTACTGGCAGATGGAAGGAATTAGTGAGGTATTCCTTATCGGTAACCCCAGGTTTAACACCAAATTCATCGCGACAAGCCTTTAACAAGGTGTAGCAAGCTGACTCTGCCGGAGTTGCGAAGGTGGCAAAATTCAAATGGTACCGTTGCGTTGCCTTATCAGTGGCTTTTCTAATTCTCTCAACGATAGCCAAGCCAAACTTTTGAATACTATCGTCTTCGCCATGGTGCTTACTGGTTAAAGCGATAAGACACTCTGCCAATCCTATAAAGCCAACAGTGAGGCTACCATTCTTTACCATAGGCTCAATGATGTCATTATCGGAAAGTCCTTCGTGACCCTGGTACCACTGGGAAATAAATGGAACATCTTTAACACGCAGGTTCTTAATGACATCATACCGATAAAGCAGTTCATTGATAGCGTCGTCGATAACCTCGTCAAGACGATACATGAAATCGTGAGTGTTACCACCTGCACGAAGAACTTCCAGAGCGATATACGGAAGGTTAATCGTATTAAAAGCAAGGTTTCCACGCGCCTCTGCACAGTCATCGCCATTAATGTTACTGCGGACCGCAGTACGACAACCCATTGCTGACGCATTGTAAGGGTCCTTGAAAGCAGGGCTATTACAGAATACGAACCGAGGCTGAATACGCTTACCCACACACTCTATGGCCAACATTGTGATGTCAAAGTTCGGGTCATTATCACCAGTATTTACACCGTCCAACAAACGGTAACAAAGATTAGGGAATAATGGGTTCTCACCCGCGCCCAGTCCTGCGATAAAGGCCTTTAACAGACACTTGCTTACCATACGACCCTCGCGGGTAGTGTCCAACCCAAAGTTCAGAGAGGTAAACGGAACCTGCGCTCCACTTCTGCTGCGCATGGTATTGAGGTTATAAACCAATGCTTCACACGCCTGGAGCGTAGCCTTTTCGGTTTCCTTCCATGCTTTTCCCTCGATATTGCCATCATAGTTGAGTTCGGAAAGTTTATTGAACTGCCAGTTATACTCGCGCTTTACGAATGGAGCAAGGTCATTATCAAAGTTGAACACTCCCTGCCCACCGAACATATCATTTTGACTGCTCTGGAGGATTATAGCCGTCAATGCCATCGCACTGCCAATACGCTTTGGACTGCGGATAGTACCAATGCCATTATTGAAGCCCTCCAGGAGCATTTTACCGACCGGAGCAAAGAAGCAGTTGAATGTTACATTGTGATAACCGAGGTCGTGAATGTACACAAGGCCCTTACGGTGGTTATCAGCGAACTTCCTTGGCATATTAGCAAGGTTATATTCTTTTGCCACTGCCTCTGCAATGCCATACATCTTACTGGCAGCGCAAGTACCAGTATTAGCATTGTCACGACTGGTTTCACGGGTAAGTTCCGCTACCTTCTTCATCAGCGTGGTCTTACCTTGTCTTACATCGGTTCTATGCTGACGATAGAGGATATAAGACTTGGCAATTTCCGGGCTAATCTTCATCAACTGACGTTCAACTTCGTCGTGAATTTCGTCAACTGGAATAAGGTCTTTGTCAAAGTTGACGCTTATCACTGGTCGCCAGTTGCCAACTTCTTTTGCCGCTGCTGCTACCGCCATATCTATCTTTGCATAGTCAAACGGTTCAATACGGCCATCTCTTTTCAAAACATTTTTCATTCATCTATCTCCTTGTAGTGTTGTGCAGGGTACTTCCATCCGTCTTTTTCTGCGTCGTACACATGGATAACGAGTTCTACTCGCGGGTCATCACGGTCAACATCGTAGTCAATGTAGCGAACCAAAGCGTATCTATCATCGTCATAGACTCCTGCGTGTTCCAGTGCGTCACATAGAGCCTTGGAACTGTTATTGGTATCACGACGACGCTTATCGGGCCAATGTGTATGTACCTCTACGATAACCTTAGTTTCCTTTGTGGTTTTCCAACCTTGTTCCTTCATTGCTTCCGTAATCCTACCCTCGGCAAGCGCGAACCAGTCTTTTGCTTTCTGAGTTCTAATACGCTTGCCAAATTTGGTAGTGAAATAGAGGCTATTGATAGAAGGGACTGGCGGTAAAACCACTCTCAAAACCTTTAATATAACGCAGGTTCCTCCCAGTTATCCGGCGGTATATCAAGCGCAGGATTAATGACCTGGTCACAGTCTGCCAATATTAACCAATAGTGATACTGGCGGGCTTTGTTAATATCGGATTCCTTCTGATTTTTGAAATTGCAACGCATACGGTACTTAATAACATTACCAAGCAAGAAGCCTTTAAATTCTTCCTTGCTCATTAGCGTCTGCATTACCTGGATGGGCTGCATTGCTGACTTCTTGTAATGCTCCTGCTTATCAGCAGTTCCGATGGTATTCTTTGGTAAACTCTGTAAGTCTACTGGTCGCTCGTTAATGGCTTTCATCGAATACCTCTTTGATTCTCTTGGCAACTTCCTCTGCTTCTTCTCTTGTGTGATAAGCATTGCCAGTTGCAGCGATTTTCTGAGAAATACTGTCAAAGAGTACGGTCGATTCGACTTCGTTATACTCATTGACATAGAAGAAGTGGTCACCCAGAATGAAACCATTGCTCTTTAATCTGGTCAAAGCAACGAGAATACCAGTGGTAATATCAAATTTATCGTCTGGATGACATTTTGCCTTGCCAACCTTACCATTAAAGAACACATAGGTAACTCTATCCTCAACGCGGTAATAAACCTCGTTTTCGTTATATAAGTGTAGTTCATCATCGAACCACACGGTATTACTACCTTTCAGATAGTGTCTGCCAGTTTTTTCCTCTACTTTTTTAACAGTGAATACCTTGCCAATTTCCTCGCTATCCATACCTCTTACAAGGTCATCTACAATAACTACTTTATCTCCAACTTTAAACATTTATTTTTCCTCCATGTAACACTAGTGTGACATTGACTTCAAAAAAAATTACGCGTGTTTAGCTATCTGAGCAATAACATATCGCGCCACTGGCTGCGCCATTCCGTTGCCCAAAGCCTTATATCGAGCGGAGTCACTTGCAGGTCTGCCATTGCACGGAATATCTGTATATCCGTCGGGCCATCCCTGGAGTCTTTCGCACTCTATCGGAGTAAGCCTACGGACCGTTTTATGCTCCATAACGCACTGCTGGTCGTGCATACAGTTCAGTGTACGTGCCGTTGTCGTTGGCTTTGTTTGGTCTAACTGTCCATTGCCAACGCATACTGCGGTGCGTTCTGTTCCTCCACGAACTCCACAACCTTTAAAGTAGTTTGCGTCCAGTGTTCCTGCGATATTATCATTCACACCAATGCCCTCAACATTCATCACCATAGGTACATTACCCCCTCCAGTGCCACATCTACTAGATAATGTCTGGAAAACATTATCTTCTCTGAACTTTACCCGACTGTCATTCGGGTGGTTTTCTATAACTTTATACATTGTTATCCTCTATTATCGCTACTGCGGATGGACCACGCGCCACCAAAGTATCTGCAATATCATCCTCACCGATTCGGAAAGGATATTTTGCATTGATACCCTGATTAAATGCTGCCCTATCCAGTGTAAAAATCTTAGGGTTGCCTGGGACAAACCGCGTGGCGGTCGGTAGCATTTAATGTGTTATCCCTGCTTGCCTTTCCAGTGCTTCCTTCAAAGTCGGAGGGAGTGCTTTGCCCCGCGCCTCCGCTCTCCGCAGTATTCCCAAACAAGCCCTCGGACTCAAATAATATTTCTCCGGCACATCTTCCACTGGTTGCAAAATCTGCGACAAGGAAGATTCTACGACGACGTTGGGGGACTCCCCAATACTGAGCGTCGATGACTCTCCAGGCAATTTGACAGTTTGACAATTCAACCAACCCTGCGTTTGCCCATTTTCCATTCGTAGGCATTGGAATTTCGCTTTGTCCGATTTCTTCAAGCACGGCTCTAAAGTCCATTCCTTTGTTTGTGGAAAATGCTCCTGGCACATTCTCCCACACGAAGAATCGGGTTTTTCCACCGCTCTTTTTTCTGAGTCGATGGAAGATGTTAATTGCTTCTCTGAATAATCCACTCTGTTCTCCTTTTAAACCCTCGCGGTTACCTGCCAGTGACAGATTCTGACATGGGCTTCCTGCACATACAATGTCAACTGGTTCGAGGTCATTTACATTTATCTTTGTTATATCCCCAAGCTGTTTCATATCGGGGTAATGGTGAGCGGTAACACTCTGACAATACGGTTCGATTTCCGAAGCCCACAATGGTTTAACTCCGGCTCTAATCGCTGCGTCGGGCCACCCACCTATATACCGTCAAAAAGACTTCCTAATGTAAGAAGTTTATTCGACACAAGCACCACCGTCCTTTTATTTTTGTCACACTAGTGTAACATTCTACGCAAAAAAATATATTACTTACCGTACTTCTCTTTGTAATACGGACAAAATTCATTGACTGAACACCAGTCACGACACTTACGGTCAGGGTAACTTTTACTATTATCCCAACGGTCACGCTTGCTGCACACTGGAGGTATTTCCTTATGCTCCAAAGCGTACATCAAACGGTCATACTTGGTCTTCATATAGAGCCTTACCCATTTCAAAGAGATAAAGTTGATAGGCACGATATATCCGGGCTGAGTAATGCCGTACTTCTTTGCAGTAGCGTCAACTCCACCGCGCACGAACATATTTACATTGATACCCTTTACCTTTAAATGGTGCTTTTCCATGAGATACCTATAGTAATTCAGCTGAATAGCTATCTCCATAATATCTCTGACGCCACCAGGTTCAAATACCTGCTCCCACTTTTCTTTACCCTTGTCCTTACCCCGGGTTACGACACGGCTCTGCCACCGAGGTTTAAAGCCCAGTGCCTTGCTGATTCGGAAAGCACCAAAGAATTTCCAGTCCCAAAGAATTTGATTTTTAGCGTCGTATGCGTCGAACTGGCCGCTTGTAATATCGTCTTCCAGTCGACACTCAGCTAACCAACCGTTAGGCTGATGGTCTTCAAATGCCTTATGACTATTAGTACCTATCATTGCAGCGATACTTCCCATAGGAGGGATAGCAAAATCGTTGACAATTTCGAGGTAAGTCTGTCGGGTCGGTTTGATAAGCTGAGTTACACTTGGTTTCCCGCGCCATGGTCTTTGGTCTGCCGCTGCCATCAACGCGGGAAGTGACATACAACGATGGTCGCAGTGCTTTAAGCACTTGCTGAACGGTGTTATCTGCCCATCGGGACATCTGAAACTCGTTGCCGCCATCAGTGAATTACCTTTTCAACCACTTCTCTGACTTTGAGAATAGCCTTAGCGGTTCCTTCACACCCAATGACTGCGGTAACAAAACACCCTGCTACTTCTGCGGTAACAAACTCGTCAGTGACATGAATGACAATGTGTTCATCCTCTTCATTTACTGGCCAAATTTCATCCTCAGTAAAAATGTAAGGAATATCACGGAGATGATAGCAACACTCTTTGCCCAGTTCAACAACCTGCTCTATGTCTGCTACCTTGTTAAAAAACTTACTGTACTTGTCCGTTACACGAACGGTTTCTCCTATACTATACATTGTACCTCCTGCGCTCTACTATTATTTAATAGTGAACTAATATTAAAATGTTAATAACTCATGTAACACTAATATAACACAAGTAATACTAGTGTGTCAATAGTTACACCAGTGTTATTTATTTATTTCCCAAGAAATTCTCGGTTACCTTCTCGGAAAGCCGTGAGGTTTCGGGGTCATACACCAGTGTAAACAATTCATTCTCGCTACGACGCTCACGCGCTTTCACGATTTTAATACAACTTTCATACTTGCACTGCTCACGGTCTATCGGAGATAGCGTAGGGTTCAATGCTTTACGCCAAAGTAGATAAACATAATCCCCAGAGTCACCAATGGCTCCGCTGCCTCGCAAATCCTTCTGCTCCGGCTCATGCCATTTACCACCCTGCTCTTTACCCTGCCCTGCTTTGTTTAACTGTGACAATACTACAAACAGTACATTGAGACTCTTAGCAAAGTCCTTTGTTCTCTCTGCGACCACTTCTTCATCTGCGAGGGTATCACGGCCTCTCATTTTCTGAAAATAGTCAACTGCGACAATATCAATGGTATTCAACCTTGCATTAGTCAGTTTTACATATTCTTCCATGGCTTCCAGGTCTAACCCTGGCTTGTCGATGATATATAAATACTGGTCTAACTTTTCCTTTATCAGAGAATAGACATCTTTATGTTCCTGGATATAATCGGGAACTGCATAGCGTCTAATCTGAACTATCTTTGCGATAAGGATTTTGATAATGTCTTCCTTTGGCATTTCCAGTGAGAAGAAAAGGACGCGCTTCCGCAACTTTATTGTCCAGTGCAGAATCCATTCCAGTAGATTTTCTGTCTTACCAGAGTTTGACGCTGCACCGAGGATAACCACATTCTTGCGTTTGAACTGCGCTGCATTATCGATGTTAGGATAGCCAATACCAAAGTATTCCTCGTCCTTTAATTGCTCCAATGCGAGGAAGGAGTCAGTGGCAGAAGCAATGTCTTTCAACTTTTCCTCCGATGTGTCCTCGCTGATGGATAACAGTTCTCTGACAATGCTGATGTCACGGTTCCATTCCTTTGACAAATACTCAGCAATGTCCTGACGCGCCATAGGATTAGTCACGGTACGCATATACTCTACGATATTGCGCTCCTGGACTTCCCTATCGTCAGACTCAGCAATTATCTGTTTAGCCACATAGTAATCAATGGAAACATAGGTGCAGTCAGTGGCTATATTTTGTCCCGCCACCAGCATATCATTGAAGTCCTTTGCACCTTCTGGGATAACTGCGACTTTGACAACGGTCTTTGCTGCGTACTGACGGAATAAATCTCTTGCCCTTCGCACGAACTTACTAGCCTTACCATCATTATCTGGACAAAGCACAACACGGCTATTCTCGATAGGCTTTAGCATTGCTTTAATAAGTTCTACATGGCGTTTGGTAATGCTGATACCACAATAAGCCACGCAACAGTTACCTTGCTGAACTGCGCTCATACAGTCGAAAGCCCCTTCTGCCAACATCAGAGTCTTGGTTTCCTTTAACTTCTTCTGTGCTTGCGGTAGTCCAAACAAAAACTCTCCCTTGGTAAACAGTCCTTTGACATTCTTACTGTTTTTATACTTCGGTTTCCTATCGAAGTAACGGTACAGAAAAGCCACTGGACGGTGCCATTCGTCATACATCGGAATAGACAAGGCTTGCATTTTGGAACTGTAGCCTAATCCATAGTTTTCTATGGTTTCGTCGGTAAGTCCACGCTTATGCAGATAATCAACGATAGTTCCCAGTTCGCCTTGCATTTTCTTTACCCAGATATTGTTACGGTCAACAATGCTTGCGTGTTCCTTATAGTCATCCCCTTCTTCAATGGTAAGACCGAAGTCATCGCAAAGAGTATGGACTGCCTGACCAAAGGTACAACCATCTCTATCCATGACAAAATTAATAATGTCACCCGACGCTTGGCAGGAAAAACAATAGTATCTGCCAGTGTCAGCAAAGACAACAAAGGTGGATTCATTGTTACCCTTGTGCAAAGGACACGCGCACCTATAGTTTCCGTCGGGCTGCAATTTGAGTTCTGGGATATACTCTACGAGGCTTTTACTTCGTATAACATCTACAACACTCATATAACCTCCGTATAGAAAAGGGTCCTTTTGGCGGACCCTATGCTCATTCTATGATTTCAACCTCAATATACTGACGACCAAAGTCAAAGCATTGTTCTTTGGTGTCCATCATAAGGTCGACTCTATTTGAATAACCACCGCCAAAACGGTCTTCTACTATCCAGATCTGACCATTGATTAACAACATAGTGCCAAATGGCAGGTCATCGGAAGCACAGGTATGAAATGGAGTACCTGGGTTACCACTGGCGGTTATATTATCGCCATTACCACATTCGTCATCCGACGCGGTATAGGCAGAAACATTTATTACAACTTTTCTGTTTGACTTAGTAGGTATCTCAGTTTCCTCCACTGGAGTTTCCTGCGCCGGAACTGTTACTACTAAGTTATCCTCTGTGTTAGCAAAGTGTTTATCTGTGTTCCAAACGGAACCCGCAGTGCAGATTACTAGCAACACTACTATCGTAGTAATTATTATCTTTTTAATATAATCACTCCTATTTTCTACTATTAAACAATAGTTTACTATTATATAATAGTGTACTATTATTCTTCTGACTTGGTTTCCTCTTTAGCTGCTTCCTGCTTTTCCTTGCGGTTGCGACGGTGCTTCTCTGCCTCAGCCTTGGCCATCTTATCAGTCAGCTTAATAGAAGCATTGAAAGCATTGATGGTCATAGCCTTTTTCGCAGGGCCAACATGGGTCTTATCAAAATGTCTTTTCAGGGCTTCCAAAGATTTACGAGTTGGTTTCTTGGTCATATACAATCTCCTATTTCCATGATTTAAGCAGTTCTAAATAGTCATCCTTCTTGGTTTCGACAACTACTGTCATACGTTTGCTTTGGTTCCATTCGGGAGCCTTGTAAAAAAGCTCCCTCATGGTCAAAGCATTATCGGGGTAAGCACAAAGGTATTCGTGAAATAAGTTCAGCGTGTCGACTGGAACTTTTTTGAAAAAGTTATATACCTTGAAAAAATCTACAGTCAGTCTTTTATTAGCAAAGATAGGAGTTTTACAAGCCTTTAGAAACTGCATTGCCAAACAATACGGTTTATTACATTCACTCCACGGTTTTCTTGCCATGCGACGCACTTCCTTAGTTAGCTATCTAACCAGTCGTCAGCTTCGTCGATGGCAGAGTTAATAAGGTCACAAATGGGCTGCATGACGCAGAAAACAATAGTGAGAATTGTAATAACAAAGAACCCAATAAAAGCCTTACTCTTTTTACGGTTCTCGAAATTGTATGCCAACGCTCCTAAATATTGTTTAAACATATAAAACGCCTCTTTCCTATACTAATAATGTACTTTGTCACATCAGTGTAACATTAACTTCTAAATTTAAGCCCTTTTAAAACTTTAGGGCTATACTTACGGTTGTCCTGGGTATTTACACATCTTTTCAACTCGTCGACACTGCATAACCGAGAGGCTTTGATAAGTTCCAGTTTATCCTTGTATTGTCGTCTTTCCTTCAACTTTTTGCGAAGGTATCTAGCGTCACGAAGCAATTCCTTATCGGTAAGCTGAGAGAGTTCAATGTGATGTAATATGTCATTGATAGCTTGGTCGCAAAGACTCAAACTGTTGGCAAATTCATGCTCCCTGGAAACCTCAATGTGAACCTTTTTAGATTCGGCTGCCAACGCATTGTCAATGTCGCGCAACTTCTTCTTCGATGTCATTGATGATTTCTCCTATCCTATTACTTACAAGGAACCATGCTTCGGGTTCTCCAGACGCCCCATCCACGGACATAGCGTTTGCTATGCTCTGTAAACCCTTCAACTTATAAACTATATCCTCCGGCACAATATTACCTCCTGCTTAGAACTACTACGAATTAAACTGGAATGTCTTCGTTGTCCTCCATGTCCGCAAAATCATCAGCGTCGGTAGCAACGGACTCGCCAAACTCGTCAAAGTTGTTAGAGCCTGAGTAAACTACCAGTTCATCAACGGCCAGCTTGTTCAGATAAAGGTTAATACCATTGGACTTTGCACTTGACCAGTATGCACCTGGCGAGAAGGAAACGCGAACCTTAGAACCATCACCGATAGCAGTGTCCTTTCCAATAACTTTGTGAGTCTTGCAGTCGAGAATAGGAATAATCTTCTGGATTTCCTCCCCAGTGTTCTTATCATTGTAGAAAGCAGTGGTCTGGAAAGTGAAAAGCAGATGTTCACCGTCATCCTTGTAACCGCAGGTAGCGTCAGCGGACCACTTCTTGCCCTGGAACTCAACTGCTTCCTTTGCAGCTGCAAGCAGGTCGTCACAAATCTTCTTCATCTTTGCTTCATTGTCCTTATCGAAGGTAAGAGTAATCTTGTACTTACGCTTGCCCTCGTATTCGTCGTAGCGGGAGTTTACCTTTACCCACTGCGCACGACCGGAAGGGGTTACCATTGGCTTTTCTGAGAGATTTTTGTTGATGTTCATTACAACACTCCTTTTAAAAAAAACTATAAAAATTAATAATGTAACACCAGTATTGCGTTTGTAAAACTAATATGATATACTATTAGTAGAAAAACACACTGGTGAAACAAATCACTCCATTAGTGTAACATTGTTACATTGGTGTGTCAAGTAAATAATTTACATTTTTTCTAAATTTTTTTGTATTAGTTTCTATTGGAAAGGAGGAACCCACATAGGGGAAAAGTATGACGAATAGAGTAAAAGAGTTACGAATATCCAAAGGAATTTCCCAAAGAAAGTTAGCCGAGGTATTAACAAAGGAATATAATGCTCCAACGTCTTTTGGTGGTATCAGCAGGTTAGAGTTACAAATTGAAGATAACCCTAAATGGAAATCTATTTCTGCCATGGCTACATACTTCTGCGTGACCACGGATTATTTAATGGGAAAAACTGACATAAATTTGTACTTTAAACAAATGAAGTCGGAGGAGGAGAAAAAGGAAGATACTATTCCCCAGGAATTGTTAGATAAAGCCGTAGATAGTTTTGTACAACAATTAAAAGAGGAATACAATAAGAATGGAGAATTTACAAATCTTATTAAAAAAAATGGGTGAAAGTAAGGTAATATTGACTTACACAAAGTTACCAAAGCCAATATTCGCTACATATTACCGGGACAAACATATCAGTGCTATTGGAATTAATAGGTCAGCAATGATAACAAAGAACTTTGAACTGGAAGTATTCAAGGCAGCGGTCGGACTACATAAAACTTTATCCAATATGAATTATAAGATAATTATTGATGACAATAACATTGATATGCTTGCCTCTATCGGAGAAGCTATAATGCAAACATATGGTATTATCAAAGAAAAGATTAAATGTAAGAAATTTACTATATATAAACAAAAGCGTATTATTTCCCAAAAGAAAAAAATAAAGCAATTTATAGCAGAACATGATTTATGTATTATACAAAAACCTATTTATTACAACCCAAATACTCTACCAAAGATTATTTACCATAAGTTATCTACGCCGCCAGAATTAAAAACAATATACAATAAATGTTAGTTATAAAAAAATAGTATAAAATAAAAAGACATACATAGTTATGAGGAGGTATCTATGTATGTTTTTTTATTGTCTATAAAAGGGTATAGTATCTCCTTTGGATTTATCGTCTGTCAGATTTTTATAAATTCTTCGCATTTTTAGTTTGACTCTATGTAGGCCCCCGTGCTAGGCTTCGGAGAGGTGCCTGGAAAAGACAGACTTTTCCCCAAGGTACAGTGAAAACAAGCGTAAAAAAAAATAACTTATCTTCACTATATCTGGGGAGAAGCTAGTTACTGGCCTCGTATGAGTATGCCTATCAATCCTAGTCCTCTATCGCTTGCAGTCTACTTTCATCGGTACCATAGTCTTCCGTACCTCCAGTAGTTTCCCCCGGACACCAGTATAAAACCTTTGTCCGCAGACTAACCCTGACCCTTGCCGTTTTATCGTGGTCGCAACCACCGCTTGGCAGCAGGAACCGAGATAGAGGACAAGAAGTTCTTTTCGACCAGGCGCGACCATGGTCTATCTGCCGTCCATTTTTTCATTCGCGTGGACTATCGCGTTGTTTTTTATAACGGTGTTATTCCATTAACCACCGACAACAAGGGAACCAACAAAAACATTGACAGATATTACTATATTTAGTAAAATAAATACACCTAAGAATCCCCTAGCGTATAGTGTTGGCGCACTGCTGGGAGCGATGTAATAGGTCAAAGGAATATGTTATGTTTTTGTTTTAGCCTCTCCGACGTTGGCGCGACGGAGGGGTTTTTCCTTTACCGATTTTCGTTATGAAGTACCCACAAATACCATACTTATCCAGTAAATATTGTGGATAACTTTTTTATTCGCTGAGTAAATAATAACATCAGGTCCAACCAATGTCAACTTTTAAAATATTTTTTCTTTGCGGCCTTGCAAATTCTGAGTTCCGATGGTACAATAATTTTGTACTAGTAAACTATTACACTATTATGTAAATGCACGCTATTATAAAATAGTAAAGCAGTGTACTATTATTTAATAGTTTACTTGTATACTATTACACTATTATATGTTATTATATAATAGTACAATGTCTGAACCGTTGATATAAGGGAGGTTACACGGATGATTACTATTGCTATCAGTAATAAAAAAGGTGGCGTTGGAAAGACTACTACGGCATTTAATTTAGCTGCCGGACTTCGTAAAAAAGGTTATTCTGTACTGGCTATTGACTTGGACCCGCAGTGTTCTTTGACAAAGCTGGCAGGTTATAACCAAGAAGGACCAACTTCATACGGTGTCTTGTCACGGGAAGTAAAGATAGATAAAGCTATTTTTTCACTGGAATTTTTCGATTTAATTCCTGCTTCCCCATCGCTTGCCACTGCTGACCAGACTTTGCCAGAAGGTGTTAATAAACTTATGCGACTGCGCGAGGCATTACTGGAGGACTTGGAGTTTGACTACGATTTCGTTATAATGGATAACGCTCCTGCCGTTGGTGTGGTCACTGTAAACGCTTATATGGCTGCTGACTACATCGTAATACCTGCGGAAGCCAATGAGTTCTCCACTGATGGTATTATAAGCGTGTACGAGTCCATGTTAGACATAAAGAAATACGTTAACCAGAACATTAAAATCGCAGGTATATTACTTACTCGATTTAAAGTTAATACCACATTGAACCAGGAGTATAACAAGATATTCCAGAAGATAGCCAAGGAAATGGGTACCAAAATATTCCCTACTCCTATCAGAGAAACCACTGACTTGTCTGCGTTACCTTCGTTGCACGTACCTATTTGGGCGTATAAGCCATCCAGTAATGGCGCACATGATTATCAGGCATTTGTCGATGATTTATTGAAGGTAGTAAAGAAATAACACTATTATTAAATAGTATACAATTATATAATAGTATTAAAAGGAGGTACAAAATATGGATAGAAGTAAGATGTTTCATAAGCACGAATCGGACGCAGTATTGACTATCCGTGGTGCTGCTAATAAATTCAAAGAAGGCGCAGACCCTACCATTATTACTGCCATTGAAGCCAGTAAAAAGACGAGGAAACGCGGTCGCCCACCAATGGCAGAGGAAATGAAAACAAAGAATACTAAAAGAGTTATGCTTTATATGACACAGGAAGAATACGATACCTTCCGTCAGTATGCTTTTGATAACCATAGCAAGATAAGCGACTTCATTATCAAATGCGCAAAGCGTGGCATGGGTCGACCAAAGAAACCCAGTACTGAATATATTGGCGTTGATGAAACAACTGAAAACGAATAATTAAAAAAAGAGCCTCCCAGATCAACGAAGGGAGGCTTTTCTATTGCTATTCCTTGTATAATTTATCATCGTCCATACTACGATTAACAATGCAGTCATATAAGACAAACAGTATCAACCCTATTGTAACGACAATAGACAATGGAAATGCTATCTTAAATGCAGAAACAATATCAAGGTCAATAAAAGGGAAACACCATAACACCAGAGTGAAACAGAATGTAAGCCCTATCGGAGCCAATACACTGGTTTCAATGATATACCATAAAGCTACACCTGCTAAACATATCGAGGAACCGCCACTGTAGAAAATCATATTTCTCACTTCCCTTTTTATTTGATTATACTACGCAATACTATTTTTGTATAGTCTTGCGTCAATGATAATTCCTTTTGGACTGATGATAAATTCGTACTCCAGTCCTTTTTGAATTGTAATGCCCTTCTGCCATCCGCGATACCTGTCGTGGTACTTCTCTTTTTTCCACGCGGAACTAAAGACAAGACCAGTCTTTTCACCGTATGGAGTAGAGAAAACAACCTTTGCCATATTCCGCTTGTTTTTATCGGGGAACTCAAAGACTGTCTTTGCGATACCTCTGAGTACCTTTGGTAACTCTTTGAAACTGAATGACAGTACCGACATTTCCCCCGCGATAGGGTCAAAGTTGTTAGCAGCGGATTCCTGGAATGAAATATCCTCTAACTTGGACTTCCACTGCTCTATCATACGCAGAGCCTTTTTCTTATCCTTGTCATTAACGGCATTGGCTAACTGCTGACCATAGAAGTCAATACGCTCATTGCATTTACTCTTTCGTGCTGCAATGAGTTTGGAACTTTGGAGATTGGCCAACATCCACCCGCGGGCCTTTCCGATGTAATCCAATGCTCCAGCTTTAATCAGTGATTCTACAATACCTTTGTTATTGGATTCTACAACGGCTTCCCAAGTATCAGCATTGCCAGTTACCAAGTTCGCTCCAACGCCTTTTACATAGCAAAGGCCACATCTGATAGAGTTACCTTCAACGGTCCATTCACGGTTCCCCACGGATAAATCAGGCGGTAGCAGTTTAATGCCCAGTCGCTTTGCCTCGTTGATATATGGCAGTAACTTCTTCTGGTCACTGCGGGAGTTCAGCAGAGCGCACATATACTGTACTGGGTAATGCGCCTTTAAATACGCGGTCTTGTAGCTGAGTCGACCATAGCTTACGGCATGGGCGCGGTTAAATACATAGCGTCCCGCTGCTTCTATCTGCTCTGCTATAGCAACGGCAACATCGTGAGAGTAACCGTTGTTTTCACATCCAGTAACAAAGTCAGCTACCGCGGTCTTTATCTTTGTCAGTTCTTTACGACCGATAACCTTGCGCAGTGCGTCAGCCTGACCGAGATTATACCCTGCCATTTCCATGGCTATCTTCATAATCTGCTCTTGGAACACGAGAACGCCAAAGGTTTGTCCTGCGATTTTCTCAACGGCCTCACAAGGATATGTAACCTCGATTTTGCCATTCTTTGCGTCGACATACTGTTGTAACATACCAGAGTCAATAGGTCCTGGGCGATACAAAGCAACCAATACTGCGAGGTCGTCGAAACGGTTCGGGCGAAGTTCCTTGGCCACCTTCTGCATACCTGGGGACTCCATCTGAAATACTCCTACGGTCTGACCACTGGAATACAATTTGTATGTTTCCTCGTCATCCATCGGAATATCCTCCAGTGACAATGGCTCATTTATCTGCTTTAAACAGTTGTCGATGATGTCCAATGTCCTGAGTCCCAGTATATCCAGTTTCAGCAACCCCATATCCTCCAGTGTGTGATACTCAAAGGCTGCCACGCGGATATACTCACGCTGACCAGTAGAGGTATTTGTCGAAGTACAACCCTCGATAGGACAATACTTCTCCACTGCGTCCGGCGTAACCAGTATAGCAGACGCATGGACACCAACCTTATCAATGCGACCCGCGAAATGCTTTGAAACATCTAAGAGTCGCGCACGTTCTTCCTGAGTAAACTCACTGTCGATAGTGAGTATTTCATTCAATGACTCTTGCAGTCCACTGGTAACTGTAAGGATTCTGTTGTGTGTCCATCGCAAACCAGTGTCCTGCTTTGCCTCTTTCAGCTTTTTAACCTCAGCTTGTCGTTCTTCTGACAATGCCAAGAACTCTGCTTTTTCAAGGGCCTGCCCCGCGCGGAGAACCGACTGTTTACCCACATCGTTGTTATGAGGGTTCTTTGTATAGCCATAGGTAGTTATCTTGTAAACAGTACCATAATGCTCTTTGATATAGTCGATAACTGCACTGCGTTGTTCAGTGCTTACATCGGTATCGATGTCAGGGGGTGTAGTTCTGAATGGATTACAGAAGCGGAAAAACTCTGTGCCATACTTTATACTGTCTATCTTGTGGAATCCCATCAGATAACCAATGAGGCAACCCGCAGCGGACCCGCGTCCTTCTCCGATAGGAATATTATGTTTCACACACCAATTAACTAAGTCCCAAATGATTAACAAATAGTTGCAGTAGTTGGTCTTTTTAATATCCTTTAACTCTGCCTCGAACCGTTCAGCGTATTCCTTGTACTTGCCTTTTGGAACCTTGGCTCTCCAGTTCTCACGGCATATCTCACGGATAACCTCTGCGGGGTCACGGTCGGTAAAGGTCGGATAATGCATACCGCCAAACTCTATCTCGACATTGCAACGACTGGCTATCTCAATGGTATTAGCCATGGCTTCCTGCTTCACTTCTTCGGGAATCCAGTCGGTTTCCATGATTTCATCCGCGGACCAGAGATAGTTTTCATTATCGTGGTAACCATTGCCATGAATTTGTAGCCAAAGGTAATGATATGGTTCTTCTTCTTTGGTCGAATAATGAGCGTCCGTGGTAACCACCAGTGGAACATCATACTTCCGCGCCAGTGAGATAACCTTGGCATTGTACATCTGCTGCGCCTCGATATTCAGTGGTTGGATTTCTGCATAGAAGTTCTTGCCGTATATCTCTTTGAACTTACTGAACCATTCCTCGCCATTCTCGGTATTGACAATGGAAGCCATACAAGCGGATAAGCAGATAACACCTTCGCTATGCGCCCTGATGTCAGCTTCGTCAACGCGAGGCTTGTAATATAAGTGGTCTTCTCTGTATGACAGTGTAACCAGTTCTTTTATGTTGCGGTACCCGATGTCATTCTCTGCCAGTAGCACTAAATGATGGGTAAAGCTACGGTCTTTAATCGTCACATCTGGGCAAAAATACACTTCGCAACCGAGGATAGGCTTTATGTCGTTGGCTTTACACGCTTTGTAAAACTCTACGATACCTCGCATTGTTCCATGATCTGTCAATGCAATAGCATTTTGCCCCAGTTCCTTTGCGCGTGAAGCTATTTCGTTTGGCATTTGATAGCCGTCGAGTATACTGTACGCTGAGTGGTTATGTAATGATAAGTAATCCATACTTCGTTCCTCCTTGTTATACTACTGGCCGCCAGTCGTCAGCAAGTAAATCTTCTGAACTTGGTTTCCAGGTCTGAAACTCATTGATATGGCAATAAAGTATAGTTTTACTGCGCCATAACTGGATATAACAGTTTTCTGGCCAACTATCTCTTTTGATTTTCTTTCGATTTCGTAAAATACGCAGTGCTGCACCGAAGTCTAACATTCTTCGTACCTCCTAATACCAAAGGTTATCTAACGGATAAATTCTGCGATAAATGTTCCCATTTGGAACATCTACATAGTGCCTAATATGTTTATTTCCTTGGCGTTTCAAATACTTTTTCCAGGCGTGTTTAAACTGACTGAGCCAGTACCCGCGTCGGTCATGCTTTTTGCGACTACGATATTTGAAGTCATGCCAGTTTCTTTTGGCTTTAATAGTAACCAATGAACTGGCTTCTCTAAGTTTGTCAAATCGTCTAGGCATTGAATATCACCCTTCTTTACATTGCTCCGGCAACTTCATACGGTGGGCGACCCAAGTTTGCCCACGCGGTAAGAAAACGTAATAGCCTCATGCGGTCTTCCAAAATATCAGCGGGTACCCGAAGCATAATATCTGTTACCGAGCGATGTTCCTTCTCCTGGATTTCCTTAGTCTTCTCAGCGATATTCAATACCAAATTACTTTTGTCCAATTTTATAAACCTCTTTCCTTGCTTATTTGTCTTCTTTCCAATATCTTTCATAAACACTGCGTCTGATACGCATAATGGTATTCTCACGTTTCACTTTGACGAACAATTCGTCTTTATCTATTACCGACCATTTCTGCTGCGGATGGAATTTTGGATAACACTTTTTCTTCATTTCTTGCTCTCCTATCATCTAATACGCTTTACCAGCGATTCAAACTTTGCTCCATCCTCTTTTTTAATTAAGAGAATTTCATCGCCTAAATCAGCGATAACCACATAGTTCTCCAGTATCATTTTTCTTATATCATCAGCGGCAAGCAGAGCCAATTTTTCTGGGGTAGCTTTGTTATCCCCTAGCAATATCCTTCTGGCACTACGCTCCTGCCCGATATGGTGAAAGCCTAATTCACTGTTCATCATTATCCACCTTCCTTTTGCGTTTTATATCTGTGCTAACCTCAATTTCATCAAAGTTGTCATACTTTATTGCTTCTTCTAAAGCACCGATAATACAGTCTTCACCTAGCCTATATGTACAATCAATTTTGCAACCGCGAAGTCCCTTTTCCCATGGACATCTCTGGTCTTCCAACGCGTCCAAAAGTAAATATAGCTTATTCTTGTTTAGCTTCATATTTACCTATACTTTCCAACATTATCCTCCTGCGATTTTCCAGTTCGTCTACCAGCTTTTGTTTAAAGCGGTCTACCGCAGGTCTGTCGCAGGTGTCCCCGCCAAAATCCGCGGAAGGATAATAGCTTTTACAGTCTTCTATCATCGTTTTTATTTCCCAGTCTTCATAGTGCTGAATATTGCGGAGAATAAAAGATGATACCATGTCAAAAGCATAGGTATGGCGCGGTAGTGCATATCGCAAGCTAAAGGCGACTATTGTTCGTAACTCCATATCATCCATTGCTATTCCTCGTATTCCACGTTTTCTCTGCTTCTTCCATACTCTTTTGCCACTTCGTTGCCGTACCACATTTCGAGCATTCAATTTTACACATTGTCCCCAAAAATGTAAGAACATTCAAATTTGTAGTGGTTTTACATTTACTACATGGTGTCAATGTTAGTTTATCCATTGTCAGTCCTCCAAATAGTTTCTAATTTCTCACCATTAAATCGTAACGCTTCAATAATCTTGTAATGGCTATTACCAATTGTAGTCAACCCGTAATCAGAAGAATACATATAACCTTCTCCAATAACTGTTGCGGTATGTACTTTATTACTATTGCTAATTTTAAATCGAAGAACATCGCCAATCTTTATTTCAGGCATTGGTTTTTCATGTTTTGCATTAAGCCATTCAGTGATTCCTTCCACGCAACCGCCACTACAGTTTCTGTTCTCATGATAAGTACAATAAGCACAACTATCACTAATTATCCTCGCCATTTCCTTATTATCTCTACTGTTTAACCATTCTCTATTTGTCATTGTCAGTCCTCAGTATAATTGCTGTTATATCTACGTTTAGCATCTCTTTAACCATTGCCTTAACGTATTCTATACCGAAACGCTGGGTCATAAATTGGCGGTATTCACCTACCGTTTTCCAGTGGCCTGTATCAGAGGTGTCGTAATCAATATAGTCATAATCTTTATAAACATATTCCGTTGGAACATAATCCGGGGAGCCATCTTCGTATGGCCAATTCTCATAAGCCGTAATGGCAACACCTTGTTTTATCTTGGATGTCTCTATTTTTTGTGTATCTTCCATTATCAGAAACTTGTGCATTTGCAACAATTCTTTTTTGTTAAGCTTCTCAATCCACATTGTCAGCCCTCCTATTCTAACTCGCCTATAATGGCTTTTATTGATTTAAGTTTTGTAAGAGTTAAATTTTTGTGCATTCCATCATGAAAATACCTATACAAAAACTGGATTAACTCTTGCTTCTCTTTTCTTTCCTCAATTTCATGCATTGATGTAAAGACAAGCCATGCTGAGTTAATCATCTCTCCTTCACCCCTCATACTTTTCTTGTCAATTTTTGCGACCTGATATGCACCGTCAATGTCGACGTAGAAGTATTTGCGTCCAATTTTTGAAATTATGGCTTTTTTGACGGTACCACCGTAATATCTACATAAATTACCAGTAGGGATGACGTAAACAGTTTGACCTACTTCTAGCATGGTATTCACCCCCTTTTAGTTAATCCATCTAATTACTGGTTCTCCTTTATACCCTTTCTCCCATACAAACCACGCGTAAGCTACGGCTGATGAGTATGTTTTCGTGAAGTCTCCACCCTTTACACACGCCAGTCTACTACGTGCTACATAAATAGTTTTCGGTGGGTTATCCTTGAACCACCGTCCACGCTCTTTACCTTCAAGGAATAACAACTTTAAAAACATTGCTATCTTATGTCCAATAGGGATAATGTTCATGCAATGCTTAATGTATTCCAAGGCCCCCTTGTATGGAGGATTGGAAATAATGTCCCCTTCCCAGGTGGCAATGTTAAAAACATTTTTGACATCACCGTAACCACGGTCAATCATATCGCTGGACGATACCTCATACCCTGCTTCCTTCAAAGTATCAGATATATGCCCTGCACCACACATAGGTTCAAGTATGTTATGGTC